CCAACGAGGTGGCGTACACGTCTTACGCGCGTGTCGCTGTCGCTCGCTCTGGGTCGGGCTGGACGGTGACCGGCAACGCGGTGACCAACGCTGCACTGATCCAGTTCCCCCAGTGTACGGGGTCGAGCGTCACTGCCACGCACTTTGCGATTGGCACGGCAGCGTCATCGACGGGCAAGATCCTTTACAAAGGCGCGCTGAGTGCCTCGCTCGCCATTTCGTCCGGCATCCAGCCTCAATTCGGGGCCGGTGACCTCGACGGCACGGAAGACTGATGCCGATCATCATCCACTATCGATGCCCCGAGTGTGGGATTGAAGTGCGCGCCGAAGAAGGCGAGGCGCACCGGGCGTGTCTGTGCGTGGGTGAATATGAGGCAGTGATCGAAACGCCGCCGGAGCCAGAAGAATGACGGGGTTTCTCAATCATCGTGAGCTGATCGAGGCCGTCGAGGGCGGGCAGACGACCGTGTTTGGGTTCCGTAAGGCGCCGACGCAGGTGACGGGCACGAACATCTGGTTCGACCTGTCAATGTCGCCGGGTAATCCGGTGCCAAACTATTACGCGGCAGCGCCTCTGGCGTCCAAGCGGCTGGCGCAATCAAGTGACGGCGGCATTTTCCACGGAGCAGCGCCTGGGATTGGCAGGACCAAGCACCTGCGCCGGCTGATGGCCCTTGTCTCGACGCCGACGACTGCTTTGCCTTTGCCCATGATCCTCTGCGATTACCTGCTGTATTATCCGTTCGTGGACATGAGCAGCACGGACGCGCAGATCATGACGCAATCGGAGAGCCTGACGCGGTACACGGACGGTGCCGGGGTCAAGATCATGGCGGTCGAGGTGGCATCGCAGATCGGCGGCGTACAGTTCAACGTGACGTACACGAACAGCGCGGGTGTTGCTGGCCGGGTCACTCCGAACGTGACGTGTAATACGCAGACCACTGTGGGCACGATCATTACGACAGCCGCTGCAACGGTTGGGTGTGCTGGGCCTTTCCTGCCCCTTCAGGCGGGTGACACCGGGGTGCGATCCATCGAGGCCTGCACGTTCCTGACCGGGGATGTGGGGCTGGTGTCGCTCGTGCTGGTCAAGCCGCTTGCAACGCTGGGGGTCTATGACCTGCAAGCCCCTGCGGAAAAAGACTTCGTGCTGGATAATCCGGCAACCCTGCCTCGGATCGAGGACGACGCATACCTGAACCTGATTTGCTTACCATCGGGGTCAATCGCGTCGGGGCAAATCTTGGGCACAATAGAAACGGTTTGGAATTGAAATGGCTGGCTTTTCGTCTCTTGATAACCTGATCTCCAACGTGTCCAACTCGGGCAAGTTCTTCAGGGCTGACTGGAACAAGAACCACGCGACCGCTGGTACGGTCGTCGCAGGTTCGTGGCAATCACTGCTGACCGGCGCAGGCAACCCGCCTGCCAACACGCTGATTGGTTCGGGTGTCACCCTCGTCGAGAAGCCGCTGTACGATTTTCAGGCAACGCATGGCAGCATCCAGCACGGCGGCGCAGTCGCAGCGGCGTACACGGATTACAAGGTTCTCCTGAATGCCAGCGCGTACAGCGCAGCGGCAACGACGATGCCAGCGGTGGCAATGCTGTGCGATTTCATCAGCACGACGACGTTGACGAACGCCACGATCAGCACGACCGGGACGAAGACGCTGGCGAACACTGAGAACGTCACGTTCTCGTCTTCGTCGGGCCTGCTGATGACGACCGTCAACGATTACGACACGTTCACGCCCGTCCGGTTCACAACGACGGGCGCGCTTCCTACCGGCCTCGCAATCAACACCACGTATTGGACAATCCGCGTCTCCGCGACGACATCCCGCCTTGCCACATCCCTGAGCAATGCCATTGCCAGCACAGCCATTGCGTTCACGGATGCGGGTTCGGGCACCAATACGCTGACGTTTTATAACCCGCGCTATGGTGACGGGGCAGGCGTGCAAGCCTTCCTCGTGGCCAGCACAGCGGGCACAGCGGGCACGACGACGTTCCAGCTCACCTACACCAACTCGGCTGGCACAGGTTCGCGGACGACACCGTCCAGCCCTGCGCTGCCGACGAACAATGCGACGGCGCCGATCTTCGGCATTCCGTACAGCGGGACAGGCTCGGGCAAGTTTGGCCCGTTCATGCCGCTGGCTGCGGGAGATGGCGGCATCCGGTCGATCCAGAACATTATTCTGGCATCGTCTGGTGTCACGGCTGGGGTCTACAACTTGGTCAAGGCAAGGCCGCTGATGACGCTGCCCATGACCACAATTGGCGTAGCGGCAGAGCGCGATCTGGTGAACCAGTTGCCATCCATGCCGCGCATCTATGACGGCGCATGCCTTGGCTGGCTGATCTATGCGGGCGCGGCGATACCAAACAACTCGGCATTCTACGGGCATCTGGATTTTGGCTGGAGCTGATGGCGCTGCTCGGCAATTATACCCTCGCGTCAAAGTCGCCGGGCCGCTCGTTCGCGGGAAATTCGACAGCGCACGCTTCGGGGCTTGGGCAATTTACCCCGCAAGCCCCTTCGATGTGGAGCAATGCAGGGCCTAGACGAAACTTCGCCTTGCAAAACATGGCGACGACGGCGCGGGTGTTGACATCAAGGCCCGAAGGATACGCGGGCGCCGGATACATGCTGCCGATCACGGGCGGCGGGATTTCCTCGCACAACGCCGCCAACGGCGTCACAGCATGGTCAGGAGCCATTGTAGCAGGCCGCAATATTGCGGGGACGTTCGACGGGGCAGCCGCGTTCACGGGCACAGGCGCGCTCGTGGTGTCCGGTGTCGGTGCATTTGCTGGGGTCGGTGCATTCACCGGCAACGTCACGGCTGCCCTGAATGGCACAGCAACATTTGACGGCATCGCAGCCTTTGCAGGCACCCTGCTCGCCAAAGGCAACATGCTGGGCACGTTCGCAGGCGAGGCAAGTTTCGGGGCGATTGAATACGCGGTGGGGTCCATGTCGGGCAGTTTCGCCCCGGCTATCACACTGGAAGCCCAGGGGTTCAGCCAATACCTGCTGGATCAGGAAGACATCGAAACGGGCCTGACATTCCGCGAGGCGCTGAAACTGATTGCAGCGGCGACGGCGGGCACATTGAGCGGTGGAGGGTCTTCCACAGTGACCATCAAGAGCGCGGTTGACGATACGAAGGACCGGATCGTGGCGACGGTGGACAGCCAAGGCAACCGCACGGCCATTGTCTACGACCTGACATGAGCAACATATTTGCGTCGGAGTTCTGGCGGAGCCTGTATTTTGTCGGCATGGGCGGGCAGGCGACAGAGGCTGACGCTAACGCAATGTTTGGTCTGTTTACGGGGTTTGCCTCGTTTTCGGGCACGTTGTCTGCGGAAGCGGTCAGCACACAGACGGCGCGGCGCGGCAAGGATGAAGGCAGGCGCAGGCTGCCGCCGGTCAAGACTTACGTTGAATGGTCGAAGCAGAAGATCAGGGACATCGCACGGCGCGAAGATGAACTTTTCAGCGCCCTTCTGGACAAGTCGTCAGAGCCGGCTGCGCTGCCGATCGCAGAGAAAAAGGGCCTTGATTACGAAGCGGAACTGAACCGGATCAACGACCTTCTGCTGAAAGCGATGGCTGCATCGGCGGATGATGCGAGGCGCAAACAGGAACAGGCGCTCCGGTCAGCAGCGAAGAAGGCCAAGGTCATTCCGCCTGATACCGCGGCAGAAACCCGCGCAATGGTCGTCTGGCTGGCGAAGCGCGCTGAATGGCTGCGCGAGCAGGAAGCCGCCGACGAGGAAGAGATCGAGATTTTGCTTCTGGCAGCCTAGCCGGAAGCCAATGCCGCCGCCGGGCTCACGGGCGTTTGCTGGCCGCCGCAGTTAACGGGCGTTGGAGATGACACATGAATAAGGGAAACGACTTTCTCGATGAGTTTGCCGATGCAGACCTGCCGGATGCAATCGAGCCTGCCCCTGAACCGCAAATGGAGCCCGCTGGAAGCGGACGCCAGCGCGGACCAGATGGCAAGTTCGTCAAAGCTGAAGCGCAGAGACAAGCAGAGCAAGCGGAAAAGGGCGCAAAAGAAGCCGCGCAAGCGGAAGTCAGCGAGCCGCCATCGTATGACGACGAGCAAGGCACTGTTCCGATCCATGTTCTGAAAGCGCTCCGCAAGGAGAACCAGGAACTGAAGGCCCGCATGGGCCAGCAAGCACAACCGAAGGCGCCGGAATTTACAGGCCCCCAGGTTGCTTTCGAGCAAGACCCCCGAAGCTACCTTGAACAGACCCTGCACGCCCAGAAGATGCAGATGTCGATGTTCATGGCAACGCAGCAGAATGACGAGACCACAGTGCAGGAAGCATGGGGCGCCTTTGACGAGGCGTGCCGTGTTGACCCTGCGGTTTCGGCATACAGCTACACGCTGCTCCAGCATCCCCACCCGATGGGCGAACTGGTCAAGTGGTACCGGGAACAGACGGACCTTCGCGCACTCCGGGAAGCCGGCAGCATCGAGGCCCTCGTGCAACAGCGCATGGCACAGATGAGCGGGCAGGCCCCGGCTCAGTCAGCCATGCGCAAGAACGTGCCGGTGTCCCTTGCGGGCACAGGCAAGGCACGCAGCTCGGAAGCAAATTCTGGAGAGCTTGACGGGTTCGACGCCCTGTTCAAACGCTAATCACAAGGAAACCAGGCGATGGCCTACACAACACCAAGCACAGAACTGATCCTGAAGAAGTGGGAAACCGACTACTTCGCAGAATATGTCCGTGAATCGGGCTTTGCCCCATACATGGGCACCGGCACGAACAACCCGTTCGTGGTCAAGAAGCAGCTTATCCAAGGTGGTCAGGTAATCACCGTTCCCCTCGTTGAAGCCCTGACGGGTAACAACGTGGGCACCGGCACCCTGACCGCCAACGAGATGAGCCTTGGCAACTCAGGCTATGACTTGAAGCCCTACTGGCACCGTTATGCCGTTGCCCTCAAGAAGTCGGACGAGCAGAACTCGGTCATCGACCTCCTGAACGCCTCGCGTGACATGCTCAAAGTCCGCGACATGGACGACATGCGCGACAGCATCATCAACGCCCTCGGGTCTGTTGTTGAAGCATCGGGCTCGTACACGGACGATCCGGGCCACTCGAAAGAAGTGTTCTTCTCGGAAGCCACCACTGCGCAGAAAAACACATGGGCGGCTGCGAACCAGTACCGCCTGCTGTTCGGCAACGCGGAAGCGAACTATAACGCAACCTTTGCCACGGGCGCCGGCAACGTGGACACCACCAACGACAAGTTCTCGGTCTCGTCGATCAACATCATGAAGCGGATGGCCAAGCGCCGTCTGCGGATTGCCAAGGGTGACAGCATCAACCTGCCGTCCATCCGTCCGATCCGCGCAGGCGATCAGGGCCGTGAGTTCTTTGTCTGCTTTGTAGGCCCGGAGAACTTTTCGGACCTCAAGACCGACATGCGCACCATCAACCTCGATGGCCGGCCGCGTGATGTGGAGTCGAACCCGATCTTCCAGGACGGCGACCTGATCGTGGACGGCGTTGTGGTCCGGGAAATCCCCGAGATCGGCAACTATGGCACGATCGGCGCAGCGTCGGCACGTGTGTCTCCTGCGTTCTTCACGGGCGCTCAGGCTCTCGGACTTGCATGGGGCCAGACCACGAAGGCCACCCAGCGCAAGGAAGACGACTACGGCTTCATCAAAGGCGTTGGCGTCGAGTCGCTCTGGTCGGTCGAGAAGCTGCGTTACAACGGCATCGACCACGGCATGATCACCGGCCTCTTCGCCTGGGCCTAATCGGTAACAAAGGAAACTAGACCATGGTAGCTCCATCTCAAGCCCGCGTTTTTCACACGCAGCAAGTCCATTACCTCCGCAAAGACCTGACGTTTGCCGACACCGCCGTCCTTACGGTTGGCGTTATCCCGGCAGGTGCCATTGTGGTGGGTGCCGGTGTTGTCGTCTCGACGGCATGGAACTCTGGCACGTCTGACGTTCTCGACATCGGTACATCCGGTGACGGTGACGGGTTCGCCACTGACCTGTCGCTTCGCACGATTGGCAACATCGTGTGGGACGAACTGGCCACGTCGAACGACCTCTACAGCACGTCTGACGTGACGATCACCTGTCAGGCGGCATCGACCGGCACCGCTGCGACGGCCGGCCTTGGCCACGTCTACGTCCAGTACATCCCGCCGAAGACCTGATATGTCTGACCGGGCAATCCGTCTCGCCGTGCTTACGCCTTCCCTCACCGGGCAGGTGCACATTGAACATGGCGAGGCGGTCGCTGACCTCCGGGTGCAATGCCTCAAACGGGGCATTGCATTCCGCAGGTTCTACAACAAAGGGTCCAGCGTTCTTTGCAAGAACCGGAACGTGCTGACGCAATCCGCGCTCGATTTCGGGGCGGACTGGGTGTTGTGGGTGGATGACGACATCGCCTTCAACGCCAATGACGTGTTCCGCCTGATGGGCCATGACAAGGACATCATCGCGGGCGCGGCGCAGAAGCGGACACACAAATGGGCCGAAGCTGGCGCGGTCATGTTCGACGGCGACCTGATCCGGGAGGCGAACGGGCTGATCAAGGCCCGGCGTGTCGGCACGGGTTTCCTTCTGGTGCGCGGCGATGTGTTTCGCCGTATGGCCGCAGAAGGCCTCGCGCCTGAATACAAGACCCGTGACGGGGCCAAGGGCGACCTGACCATGCGCCGCTGGTTCTGGTTCGACGTGGATGCTGACGGTTATGACGTTGGCGAGGATTACTACTTTTGCAACCAGGCTAAAAAGCTCGGTTATGAAAGCTGGTGCGACCCTGACGTCCGGCTGAGCCATTTTGAAGGGCTGGTGGAGCATACGCTGTGCCTTGCCGACATTATGACCGCAATGGAGACAGTCGATGCCAGTCCGGTCTGATCTCGTCGCTGAAGTCCTGCGGGAGCTGTATGTCCTGTCAGGCACTGAAACCCCGTCCGCTGAAGACGACGCCGTTGTGGACATCGGGATCGATCAGGCAATGGCGGAGCTTCAGGAACGCCAGATTGCTTACTGGGATGTGACCGATATTCCGCATGCGGTGATGCGAGGCCTGAGCCTTGTGGTTCAGGGCAATGTCGGACGCAAGTTCCTTCCCGAAATGACAGTCCAGGAATGCGAAGCCCTGCGCGATCAGGGCATGCGGCGCATCAGGGAGGTGATTGCAATGCAATCCGATCACCAGCCCGTCCCGCAGAACTACTTCTAGGAGATCCGATATGCCCGTGCTTCGCTATAATGGCCCGTGGGATGTGCGCGAACTGTGGGGCGTCATGTTCCCGCAGGGCATGTCTATCGTAGTGGATGACCCGAAGCTCGTGGAAAAGGCGCTGCGCCTCGACGGCTTTGAGCGTCTCGATGTTGAACCGGTGTCCACTCCTGATCCGGATGACTATGCGCCGGCACCTGATGCCCAGCCCGAGGAAGTGAAGTTCCCGGTCGTCGGATCTGGCACGATCCCGGAGAACTGGCGTGACATGCACTGGAAGCAGCGTGTGAAGCTCGCCAAGCAGCTTTCGGGCATGGACGACATCTCGACCACGGAAGCCGCTGACGCCACCATCGAAGCCCTTCTGGAAGCCAAGTAAGTGCCTGAAGCCGCGCTTGCCTCGTCACATTTTGAGCCGGACGGCTACGGGGACGCGCGCAAGTTCCTGATCAACTATTACGCCGAGCCGAACGGCGGAGACCCGCAGCGGTCTACACGGCTGGTCAATACGCCCGGTTCTCTCCTGATAGACAACGGCACGGTCCTGAGTTCCGGG